AAAAGCGTGATTATTTACGTTTATTACTTTCACTAACAAATTACCACGACTGTACTTTGATGTTTTCTGCTTCTTCAAAATTTGAAGGCAGCACATATCATTTTGTTAGGCAAGAAAATTTCCCTTTTAAAATGGATCAAGAAATTAGAATGTTATTAGAAGACGCAGTAGCTAGTTATAATAGCGACTTAGCGGCATTAAACCAACACTTAAAAAATATATAAAATGAGAAAAATATACTATTTAGGTTATTATATTTTTGAAGTTGGTAACGAATTTGTCGTACAATTAGATAACAGCTTTCATAAAACTTTAACCAGCGCAAAAGCGCATATTGATTATTTAACAAAATAAACATACAATTATGATAGAAATTAAAAATGAAAGTAGTGAAATGGCTAAAGATATGATACATTATTTTTCTATTTATACAAATTCATTAACTGAAACAAAAGAATTAATTATTGATATTTGTGATCTATTGGAAAAAAATAGTAAAAATTTTAACGGTAATTATAAATATTGGATAGGAGTAAAAGAACAGTCATTAAAATTACAATATAAAAAATAATTTATGCAATACGCTTTAACTAACGCTTTTCCAGCTACACCAATGCAAGATAAGTTCGGACAAATAGTTTTTCCTACAACTGGATTATCTAAATTAGAATACTATTCGCTTGAACTTTATAAAACGTATTGTAGTATAGCTGGGGATCAATTAGGCGAACTAGAAGCAACTAAAATAATGCAAACAGCTATTTTTGACGCTACTGAACTAATAACACTATTAGAAGAAAAAACAAAAAATCTACAAAATGAACAAACTGATAAACTGGCTATTATTCAATAAAAACGGACAATGTATATTAATACTGTTAGCCGCTTTATATTGTTTAAAAGTATTACAAAATGATATTCCTCAATTTAGATAATGGAAAATACTGACAATAAATTAACCATTAACGAATTACTAGCAAAACGAAAATATAACCCTGATTACATTCCCAATAAAGAAGATATTGTATTTACAATAGGAACAAATCCGGCTAGGCATACCGGATCATTAAGTAACTTTATTACACTATCAGGATTACCTAAGGCTGGAAAATCAACGTTTGTCGCTGCGATAGTGGCTAGTGCCTTTGTGCCTTATGACGTTTTTAGTATGAAAATACATTTTCCAAAAGAACGTAAAAAAATATGCTATTTTGATACGGAAAGTAGCGATTATGATTTTTATAGACAAATCAATAAAATAAAGGGATTTAGTGAATTAGTTACTTTGCCTGATTATTTTAATGCTTATCAGGTGCGAGAAGATGGATCAGGATTAATACGTAAAATGATAGAAGCATATTTGGAAGCAAATCCGGATTGCAGCGTTATTATTATTGTCGGATTATTAGATTTAATTGTTAATATGAATGATGAAAGGGAAGCTGCTTTGGCTACTAAATGGCTTAAAAAAATAACTAAAGTTTATAACGTATTACTGATTACAGTACTACACCAATCAAAAAGCAATTTATCGACTACTGGTCATATAGGATCGGCTAGTGATCGCTTTGCTCAAAGTACGCTGGATATAGTAAAAGAAAAAGATAAAAATTGTTATATACTTACTAGTCGTTTTATGCGAAGCGACGCTGACTTTGATCCAGTAACATTAATGAATTTTAACGGAGTATTTCAGCAAGTTGAAAGCGAAACTAAAAAAACACTAGGTAAAAAAGCTAGTGATTTAGACGAAATTGAAAGTAAAAGATTGTGCAATACAATAATAACAATACCTACGACTTATAATGATATTAGTGATGAAGTAATTGAAAGGACAGCTACTAGTAAAAGCTACGCTAAAAACTTAATAAAATTATGGATTAATAAAGGCTGGATATTAAAAGGACAAGACAATAAATATTTTACACGCTAACTTTTTTAACTTTTATGAAAGTATTAAAATTTATAAAACTATTTTTTATTGTATTACCTATGGCTGTTATATATGGCTTATGTATTGCGATAATAACATTTTTTGAATACATAATTGATAAATGTAAAATAAAATGAAAATACTTTTAATAATACTGGTATATGAATTTATAAAATTTATATTTTGGTATATAATTAAAAAAATGCACTAGTGGTTAGTGAGTCAGTAATAAAAAAGGCAGCCGAGAAATCTAAAACTCGACTGCCTACTGACAAATAAACCCATTATAGGTTAACTTTTTTCAATACAAATATATAAAAATATGACAAACAAAACTAGAATTTATTTAATTATTCAGCAGCGTAGGGCAGTAAGTTTACAAGATTTATATGATATTACTCAGCTGGATCATATGAAAGTACTCAGGGTAGTATCATATTTGGCAATTAAACGCAAAATAAAAGCATTTAAAGATGATAACGGTAGATACTTTAAGATTAACGACAAACCCCTATAAATGGCTAAAAAATTATATACAGCCATAGTTTTTATGGCTGATCCTGAACAAACCCCTAGAAAGTATCGTAATATATCTAATATTAATACTTTTTATAACTTTTGTGTAAAGATTAATGCAGCCTATTTTAATACTTATGATAAATCTACTAAACTTTTCGTAGAACGTATATACATAAAAAAAGGGGTATAGACATACCCCTCGCATTTGCTTACAATAAACCCCTTTATAAAACTATGATAAAAACAGTTTCTTTTCAGCTGTACGTCTATTTTTTAGACCTTTAATGATTGTACCCCCAGCATATACCCATTTGTCAAATTGTGCCGCTACTGTTTGTTTATCAGCACCAGCGTTTAATAACTTTAATAAAGTACTATTAGCTAAAGCACCGTCCCCTACATTATAGGCAAAAGATGACAAAGCTAATAACTGATTTTCATTAATAGGTACTTTAACCAATGACATAACTTTATTATAATACTTTTCAGCTTCTAATAATAACCAGCGTTTAGCTGTTTCTTTGTCTATAATATCCCCTTTTTGTACTGATCTATTTTGATCCCAGTTAAAACCTGATCCGTAACCTACTGACCATTGTTTATAATCCCATTCCGCAACTGGAGTAAAGTTTTCTAAACCCCCAATAAGGTTAAATATTTTGTCGCTTAATGCACCAAAACTTGTATTTGTTAGCTTTAAAGCTAGTTTTTTTCTTAACATAAATAGAATTAATACTGTAACACCGATACCGATTGCTACTTTTTTATTCTTAGTCATACATTATCTAGCGTTATTATCAGCGTCTTTTGCACTAGCACCCATTAAAAAAGTACTTAATCCTGATACTGCCTGACCGATAATTTGTAATTTACCAGTAGTATTCATAGCGAAATATCCACCAATGGCAGCCAATAAACCAAAAATTGTAGTTTTAGCGTTTTTCATTGTCGTTTAGTTTTTTAATTTTTTTAATATTATACACAATCGTAGTTATACCACTAGCAATACCAATACTCATTACACCCACTTTTGTCATTAATTCAATATCCATTAAACTAATTAAATAAGTTGTAAAGGTTATTAAAGTACCTCTAATACTATACATATCGTAATTATTGTGTATCATTTTCTTTTTGTAATTCAGTTGCAATTAAATTAAAAGCGTTGCTTACTTGTACTGCTACCTCTATTTGTTTAAAAATACCAGCTTTAATACTTTCGTCAATTACTGCTTTAATAATTTGTAGTGCTTCTTCTTTTTTCATAGGTTTATTTAAAGGTTAAAAAAGTTAAATTAATGTAAGGTTTAATTGTGTTGCACCCCATTGATAAGCGTAAGCGTTGCTATCTGGACTACTTGAATATGCACCATAATCAAATCCTGACATAGTTAAATTACCGTCAGCTAATTGTTGATTAGTTGCTGATAATAATTGATAATAAAATACAGCTTCACTACTTAAATTATCGCTAATACTTGTCATATTAAATATAGTAGCTTGTACCATTTGACCGTTGTACCATATTGATACTGGTTGTATTTGTTTCATATTAATTTATGTTATTACGTTCTAGTTTTTCGTTAAGTTCTTGAATTGCTTTTACCAATGTAGCTACAATAGAGTTATAATTTAAACCAATAAAATCGTCATTTTCTACATATGCTTGTGGGATAAATTCTTTTACTTCTTGTGCTATAAATCCTAAATGCTTTTCGGTATTTTCTTGCGTTTTCATTCTATATAAAGTAGGTTTTAAACCTAATATAGCACTTAAACCAATGTTAGATAATTCAAAATCTTTCTTTTTATTTATATCGGATAATGGAGTATAAATTCCTGTGGTATTTGCAAATTGTCCTAATATACCAACGCTTGAACTATAAACATTAAAATTAGTAAAATCAGTAGCATAAAATCCGAAATATCCACCTAAATTTCTTGCTTGCATTAAAAATATAGATCCACTACCATTAATTTGGAAATCCCCTTGTACTTGTAATTTATAACCAGTATCAGTAGTACTATTAATTAATACATTTCCAGTACTTGCAATAAATGCTCTTACAAGTCCAGCCGTATTATCTATTATTCTTAATGCTGGAGTTGATGTTGACCCAAAAACGTCAATACCCCACGCGTTTGCATTATCACTTGCTCTAGACAAATCTATTTGTCCACCTTCAGTTGATGTATTTACTCTACCTATTTGTAGTTTTGTTGACGGAGTTGTAACACCTATTCCAACATTACCAGTAGTATAATATATATCACTTCCGCTTGTAGTCCATTGTGAAGCCGCTGGTATTTGACTAGTCAAAGCTAAAGTACCAGTAGCGTTAGGTAAAGTAAAAGTTCTTGAAGCAGTTAAAGCAGTTAAATCTAAATAAGCATTATTAACACCGCCTATATTAAAGAAAAAACCACCACTATCACATGAAATATTACTATACCCTGATATTAAATTAATACCAGTACCTTGTTTTATAGCTAAATTTTGATTTAATTGAAATACGTTAAGTGTACTACTAACTGAAAAAGCTGTTGCAGCTAAACCATTATTGTATAATTCAAAACTATTTGCACCAGCATTATAAGTATTACCAATTCGCCATTTACTTGTACCAGCATTTTGAAATTGTAAATAAGCATTATTAGTACCAGTACCATTAAAAAAAGCGTTAGTACCAGTACTGTGTATATCTAAAGAACCAGTAGGAGTAGCTGTGCCTATTCCTAATCTATTATTAGTATCGTCCCAAAATAAATTAGCATTGTCTTGCGTAACTAATCCAGCTGCACCAGTAAATAAAACTGATCCAGTAGTCAATGACGTATTTGTAACGCTATTAGTACTTAAACCATTTGCAGTTATAACAATACCAGTAGCAGTAGTATTACCGTTTGCAGTAACACTAGCTAAAGTACCGCCACCCACACCAGCGTCAGCAAGTAACGTCCAAGCTGTACCAGTATCTTCAAATATTTGACCAGTATCAGTACTTATAAATACCCTACCAGCAAAACCAAAGGCAGGACGTGCCGAAAATACGTCGCTGTAAAAGGCTGGAGTACCTTTTTGATTTAAAATATTATTATTTATTCTTAATGACATACTAAGCGTTTAAATATCGTTTTTTAACTACTACTACGTTATTACCAGTAGTGCTAGTACCGAAGTTTACAAAAAATCTTTGTTTTGTGTTTTCGCCAGTATTACCGCTAACTTCAAATTGTTGGTTAGGTTGCAAAGTAATACTTTCAATTTTAACTACGCTAGTACCATAATTGATAAAAACGTAACCGTTAGCGTTATCGCCACCTACATATTGACTAATGTCAACTGTGTAAAAATCTACTTCGTAGTTTAATAAAGATATGTTTATATTACTCATATTATATTGTATTTGGTACGTTACCTAATCTTTTTTTATAACCGTTAATACTAAAACTAATATTAAGATCACTAGCTAGTGCTGATTTTGGTACAAGACTAATATCAGGTTTTACTGTATTATCTTTTTTTTCAGCTTTGTTTTTATTACGCATATAATAATATATACCTAATCCAGCTAAAACTAAAAATATCAATGTTTTATTATTTTTCATAAAATCTATCTTTATCTATATTTTTTGATGTATCTAATATAGTGTCAAACATATCAGTCATTGATCCGCCACCCCTACCTACTGGAGTTTCTAAATATGACAAATCTATATTTCCGCCACCGCCACCGCTAGGGTTAGGCGGACTGAATATATCTAAATCATTATTTGGAGTATAATCTTTTAATTCCCCCTCAGGTTGTTGATATGCACCACCACCACCACCATTAGATTGTGTATTAGTTGATTTATTGCGCATATAATAATATATACCTAAACCGGCAGCTATTAAAATTAATATTGTACTATCGTTTTTTCTTTGCATATTATAAAGTATTACCAGTAGGAATTTGTAATCCAACTGCTGGTGATAAAAGTTTAACTGTATCCCATTGATTCCAAGCGTTAGCGTTCCACCACGCTTCGGTTAATGGCAATTTTTGACCTTTAAAAATCATATATACAGTTGCGTCAGTACCAAACTTAGCATAATCGCCCTCAACTAATCCAGCTGGATAAGTAATTATTTTAGGTTGCATAACCGCAGCTTGTTTAGGCATTGTCATAGTTGTACCACTAGGACTCTTTTTTCTTAAGAAAAAATAATATACAGCTAATACAGCACCCCCAATTAATAAATAATTTTTTTTCATTTTTTTCTATTTTATATTTTAAATTGTTTGTACGTCTTCTTGATTTACAAATCCTGCAATACCATTCATAAAACTATCGCCTATTACCACGCTATAAACGCCACTAGATAAACCAGTAACGGTCATACCAATATTTGCTGTATCATAGGTATAAATAACATTTTTATTATAATCAAAAATTTTAGTACCTACATTACTGTAAACTTGTTCAGTACCAGTAGGGGTATTACTTTGTGGTATATATGTACTACCTACTAAGTTTTTTTTATTTGCTTTTTTAAATGAAGAAAAAAGTATATAACCAACAGCTGCTATTCCAAATATTTTTATTGTTGAAAGTTGTTTCATATAACAATTTATTTTTTTATTGATTTTATAATTGACGGTAAAGCAATAGCAATTACAACAGCACCAACTATGTATGGCAAATAAGTTTG